ATTGCACAATTTCAACATTCTCAAAACCAATACTCTCCAATTTCTCCTTTAATATCTTACCCTTATTCGATAAATTCAACACATATACACAACTAAAAAAATTTATAACATCCTCTGGATTAATATCCACCTCAGCATTGACATTGACATTGACACTGCTTTTAATTTCAGATGCCTTTACAAGCTTTGATCCACTGCTATTATTATCATCTTCTAGACTATCACTCAACAATCTTTCCAATTCATCCTCCGCATGAATCTTTCCCTTTTTAACAGTATTTACCTGCTTTTCTTGCTGACTTTTTGTATCTTTACGATGTTGACTTTCGCTCTGTGTATAAGCAGCATTAAAACCTCCTCCTCCTGCCCTAGGAACTTGTGCATACATGTTTGGAGAATTTAAATTCACCCTGCGATCTTTCTTTTTATTATCCTTATTGTCCTTAACATTCATATGACTATTATCATTCTTCCTTAAAGATAATTTTCCACCATGAATTCTATTCGCTAAGGGAGATGCTGCGATAGAACTCGTTGCTGGAGCAGCAGCTATTCTGCGTCTACCACTAGGGATTATCGAACTTACATTTTGCCCCTTTAGTTTTAAATCCAAATTTGTATTTACCTTATTTATCGCAGATAACCTTATGTTTTGCTGATGCTGATGCTGATGCTGATTCTGATTCTGATTCTGGTTTACTGCTTTTTGTTGAACATCAGGTACCGTCTCTATCTTCTTTAACAAGTCAGTAGCAGTTAACTGCACCTTCTCCTTACTAGGAGTGTTTTCTACCTTTAAATTCAATATCTCTTTCTTAAGCTCATTTTGTTGTTCTATCATTATACTCTGCATCTTTAAAAGCTTTATAAAGACATTCTTCAAATCATCCTCTCTTAAAATAAATATCTTACCATCCTCCGACATCATATCCAATAATTGAACTATCTTAGGATGCAACTGAAACTCATCTTCATCCTCTTGATCTGCCTTTTCTTTATCATCCTTTTTCATAACACTATCTATTATATTATCCACTTCATCCTCAACGTTCTCCTCTTCTTCCTGTTCTACTTCCTCTTTTTCCTCTTCTTCCTCTTTTTCCTCTTCTTCCTCTTTTTCCTGTTCTACTTCCTCTACTTTTTCCTCTACTTCTTCTATTTCCTCCTCTTCTTTTTCCTCATCTACTTCTTCCTGTTCTTCCTCTGCTTCTTCCTCTACTTCTTCCTCTACTTCTGCTTCTTCCTCTACTTCTTCTTCTTCCTCTACTTCTTCTTCCTCCTCTACTTGTTCTTCTTCCTCCTCTACTTGTTCTTCTTCTTCCTCTACTTCTTCTTCTTCCTCTACTTGTTCTTCTTCCTCTATTTCTTCCTGTTCTTCCTGTTCTTCCTCTTCTTTCTCGCCATCCTGATTTACTTCTCTCTCACCCTGTTTTTCTTCTGTTTTTTCTAGTTCTACATCTACCTTGCTCTTCTGTTTTATTGAAATAATAGGTTTATGTTGCATTACTGGAACTGATATAACTGGTTGATGCTTTACAACAGATATCTTCATCTTATTATTATTATTAGATTCACCCTTAACTACATCTAGATTAGGAGGTAAAGAGTTGGAAGGATTAGAAGGCGGATTTAAGGACTTCTTTATTATAATTATCTTTTTTGGCTCATTCTGTTGCATATTTTTATTATTATTACTCTGTATATGTTGATATCCTTGATTTAATTTATCTTCTAATGCCGCATCCATAAATCTTCTATATTCATAATCCTTATCACTAGATTCCATCATATCCATCCTCTGACCAGTCCCTATCTCTCTCGGTTTTTGATAATTAACACCAGTCAATACCTTATCTAACCACATTGGATTTAATCGACTATACAATTTACTAACTACCCTATAATCAGATCCCTTCCTATTATCCCACAAAAGCTCATCTTTATTATAAACCGATCTGTCAAAACAAAATCCTATCGCTGATACATCATTCACTATCGGCTTTCTATTGAACTTTTTAGGTATTATCCTATTATTCGGAAAGCGCACCTTCCACAACAACAAACTATTCTTATAATTACTACTAGGACTGTTATTAGTTAACAAATAATTAACTATCTGCGATACCGCATCTAACTCCAAGAATAAGTCATCATCATCCAAATACATTATTAAACCATCTGGAACCATCTGAGTCAAGGTATTACAGTACAAATTAGGTGGAAAACAATCCGACTTAAAATCCTTCTCTTTTTCCACCTTTATTAAATATATATCTTTATCCTTTTCATAAAACCTTAAATAACTATCATATGTTTGACTATCATCATAACTTACATAATGCCTTATCTTCGCATATGTCTGCGATTTAACTGATTCCCGATTATACCAGAAAAATCTAGGACGACCAGATGTACGCGTCAATATATTAAAATATGGCAATTCTTCACTTAATAATAACTCCATTACAGCTCTTTAAGAATTATATATAATTCTTTCTATATACCATTTTTAATAAGTTTAATTTAATATTTAAACTTATTAATTATAAATATAATGTATGTCTATTATTTAAACTTATCTCTTTTATATTTTTCAACAACTACTGTGAAAGCCTTTAAAAAATCTCTTAAATCTTTTGAATCAAGTTTTACCACTCTAAGACCATTTAATCTTGCAAGTCCCTCATTATCCTCATTGAATAATTTATAATTATCTGCAATTAGTATCCCAAAACCATTTTCAGGAATATATACTAGCCGTTCATTCGATAACTTATGCTTCTTATAATCATTCATCGTTAGAATAAATGGAACCATCTCTGGTTCATCGATCCAATCTACTCCATATGGCATTGTTGACATCATATTATCTATTTTATCTGAATCATCTTCCCAATTATCACTATCATAATAATCTGGTTTCCAACTTTCATCTGCCTCTTCTTGACTTGGTGAAACAGGTTTTACAAGTCTTGGTGAAACAGGTTTTACTTTCGGTGAAACAAGTTTAAGAGCTCTTGGTGAAGTAAGTTTTACTGATTTTATTGGCTTTGAAACAGTAGATTGTTTTATAAAATCATCAATAATACTAAACACAGCATTTTTAGATTTTGGTGGCGAAACAGGCTTTACAGATTTTGGTGACGAAACAGGTTTAGGTGGCGAAACAGGCTTTACAGATTTTGGTGGCGAAACAGGTTTTACAGGTTTAGGTGGCGAAATAGCTTTTGCACCTAATCTCTGTTTGCATTGTTTGTGCAAGTGGCAAAAATCACCAAGTTTTGCATTATTTCTACATTGTTTACCAGTTGATGGTGCTATACATTGACATTGTGACATTAGAAATTATATATATATATATATATATATATAATTTCTAAATAATTTCTAAATATTTATATTAGATACTCACTAAAAATAAATAAAAAATTATTTCAGTTAAAAAATAATGTAAAGCTATATAAAGAAGACTTTGTTAAAAAGTGATAAAAAGATAAAATAAAGATTTTTAAAAAAGAATCCAAAGAAAGGAAAAAAGAGAAATGTGTGCTATTATCGCATTTATAGGTACTTTTGGTGGTGTAAACATCACATATGAAGGAATTAAAGTATTACAGAATCGTGGTTATGATAGTTGTGGTATCTGTAGTATTAATAAAGATAATAAGTTTGTTTGGAATAAATGCGCTAATAAAAAGAATCAAACTGCCGTTGAAGCTATAGGAGAAAAACTCACCCTACATACCGATGATAAAATAGTTATTGGTCATAGCCGCTGGGCCACTACTGGAGCCATTACCGATCCCAATGCTCATCCACATTTCGATAATAAAAACAGAGTCTCCTTAGTTCATAACGGTATTATAGAAAATTATCAAGAGCTTAAAAATTTTCTTATCAAGAATAACTACTTTTTTACATCCGAGACCGACACAGAAGTTATCGCCGTTCTTATAGGCTATTATTTAGATCAAGGGCTACCTTTTATGAAAGCATTAGAAACGACGATCGAACAATTACATGGCACCTGGGGACTAGCGATTATATCTCTTGAGACTCCTAATAAACTATATTTATGCAAGAATGGATCACCATTAGTAGTTGGCTATGATCATAATTTTGCTTTAGTTGCATCTGAGAGCAGTGCCGTCCTAAATCACGTTAAAAACTATTTCCTCCTGAAAAATAATGAAATTATCTGCATTAGTTTAGATAATGATGTTGCTAGTCAGAGTCCTAGCAGTAATAATAGTTGTAAACCGAAAATTACGATAGAACATAATTCCAAAATCGTACATGAACCTGAAAAAATATGGAATTTTATGTCAACCGCCGAAGAGATTAATGAGATTAACAAGAATGCCGGGTTTCCTGATGGAAAGAATGTTTCATTAATTGCTACGACTCCCGCCCCCTATAGTCATTGGATGCTTAAAGAGATTATGGAACAACCCGATTCCTTATTTAGGACCATGAATCTTGGTGGTCGCTTGGTTAATGAAGATAGTGTCAGATTAGGAGGCTTAAACGCTCATAGAGAAGAACTTTTAAAGATTAAACAATTATTAATCCTTGGTTGCGGCACATCCTATCATGCCGCCCTTCTTGGTTCGAAATACTTTAAACAATTAGAATCTGTAAATTCAGTCCAAGTCTTAGATGCTTCTGAATTTTCAAGCAAAGATATTCCTAGACCCTATAATGAAGTTGGAGTATTAGTATTATCACAGAGTGGCGAGACGAAAGATGTTCATAGGGCCATGGATATTATAAAAGCCAATGGTATATTCGTCTTTTCAATCGTTAATGTTGTCGGATCATTAATTGCCAGAGAGGCAAGTTGTGGTGTCTATCTTAATGCAGGTCGAGAGGTAGCCGTTGCATCGACAAAGGCATTTACGAGTCAGATAGTAGCATTAGCACTTATTGCTATTTGGTTTGCATCTGAAAAAGATATTAGCAAGGCTAAAAGGAAGGAATTAATAGCTGATTTACGAAAATTACCTTCTGATTGCAAAGAAGCTTTAAACAATATCGATAAAATGGTTGAAAGCGCCTTACCCGTCCTAAAAAACCATAAGAGCATGTTTATACTTGGTAGAGATTTTGGAGAGCCTATTGCATATGAAGGAGCCTTAAAAATTAAGGAAATTGCTTATTTACATGCACAAGGATATCCAGGTGGAAGTTTAAAACATGGTCCTTTCGCCTTGATCGAAGATGGCACTCCTATAATCCTTATTATGTTAAATGATGAACATTCTAATAAGATGGAGATCGCCGCCGAAGAAGTTAGAGCAAGAAAGGCTTCAACAATCTTAATCACTAATAAGAGTCTAGGACAGATTAATAATATCAAATTATACAATTCTATCATTACTTTTCCCGAAAACAAATCTTTTGGATCATTACTCGCCGTCTTGCCCTTACAATATTTATCATTTAAATTAGCATTAGATGCAGGTTATTCTTTAGATACTCCCAGAAATTTATGCAAGACTGTTAATGTTGACGGGTAACCCTTTTGCAAAACTTCTTTAGTCTCTTTGACTTTCTTTCGGCTATGACCTAAAGAAGCTCTCTCAAAGCCTGAGAGGAAAAGACTCAATCTTAGAACTTTAAAAAGCCAAGTTAAACATTTTTAAAAGAAAAAATGTAAATGGTTTTGTTCGTTTAAATCTCGATTATTTTACTATTATTTTACTATTATTTTACGATTAATTAATCATAAAATAATTATCCTTATGTCCATCCAGAGATTTTTATTTATTTTATTTTCGATATTATTTATGTTATATTATAATAAATATGAAAGGAGGATATGCATCATTAAATGAACTTACAGATCCATATCCTATTAATAATAACATTAGTAGCAACAACTATGATCGTAAGAATCTTGTAGTAAAGGATAGCATCGAATTAAATAATAATACATTCACTCAAGAATTAGGTTTAATTTTTGTCGGTGCACTCGTCTTTGTTATATCTTTTCTGTGGAAAGACTTTATATCAGACTTTCAACATGTCTTTCTATCAGATCATCCAGGCATCCTAGGAAGATTTCTATACACCTTACTAGTCTCTTTAATCGCCGTACAAATTATCGTCTTTCTCAGAAACTATCTTAAACTTTCTAGACACAGCTTTCTAACCACATTTAACACTTATGGTAGCATTGACACAACAGGTTCTGACTCATAATAACAATTCTTATTACACAAGTATTCAATACCTTAAATATTACATACTTGTTCATTTCATGATGCCTTATCATCATTCAGACAAATGATAGTTATTTAATAGTTCAGATACTACATAATACTTAAAGTATTATGTAATACCTTAAATGTCGCCTAATACTTGAACTATTACGTAATAGTTCAAGTATTACTTATCTTAGCTTTTTATTGCAATCATTTAATAGTTGAGATGTTATGTGATTGTAAACACGCCTGGACTATAATTTAGTATCCAGTAATTAAAGTTTTATGTAATACTTTATCTATTATGAAATACTTCAGATATTAAAGTGCTTACATTTTTCGCGCAATTATGTAATAGGTTATGTATTATGAAATATGTAAACATCTGGTGCGTCTTTTTGTCGCATAAAGGATTAGAAATATTATATAACACTTACCTATTACGGTAATATCTAAAAATCGAGGTATTAAAGTGCCTTTAGGTAGGAAAATTTAAAAAATTAGAAAAAATCGACCTTGGTCGCGAAAAAAATTTTTTTTTCGCCATTGGCGAAATTTTTCATTTTTTTTTAGAAAACTTTTGAAATTTCAAAATTTTTAATTTTTATGAGCTAGGATACTTTAACACCTCGATTTTATCTATTACTTTTAATAGTTGAACGCTTTTGATTAGTTGAAACTTTTATATATGAGTCTTAAAGCATCAGGAATCTATCTATTATTTAATATCTGATGTATTAAGTGACACTTGACATAGTAAGTAATTATCTTTTTAATATACATTCAGAAAGATTCACATAGGTAATAAAGCTTATGTAATATTTGAGCTATTACTTAATTGTATTGATAAAGCTAAGAATGTAATATTTGAAATATTATAATGATTGGAAAAGATAGGATAAATAATTGACATTTACCTAGAGAATCATGTTAAATCACTAGGATATGAATGCTTATATAATAGTTGAGCTAAGGATAACGCCTCATTCAGTCCCGACAAACTTACTTTTTTAATGTGCGTTTTGCACGTACAGCAAAACACATTTTATAATTAATAATTTTGACATCTTTTATGATAGTAAATCAACCATTGATGCTAAAACTCATGCAGCTTTTAAAAATGTGCGTTTTGCACACAGAGCATAATTTTGAGTGTTAAAAAGATTATTAAACTCTTAAAAGATAATAAAAATATAAACGATGACGAAAATTATGCTCTGTGTGCAAAACGCACATTGCGTGCGTTTTGCACACAGAGCATAATTTTGAGTGTTAAAAAGATTATTAAACTCAT